CACCGCTGAGCGCGCTGCCGACGGTGACCCCAGTGGTCTTGTGATTCTTCAGGCTGATCCCGCCGCCGAGCACATCGGTGGTCGCAGTCGCGGTACCGGTGATGCTGGTATCGCCATTGAGTTGGGTGGTGCCGTTGACGGTCAGCGGACCGTTGAGGGTGATGCCGCCATTGGCGGTGATAGTGGCGGTGCCGCCGCTGGGCAACGTGGCCTGCAGCGCGTGCGCGTCGGTGTCGTACTGCAGCTGCGCGCCATCGGCAAAGCGCAGCACGTGCAGCGTGTCGGAGGCAGCAGGCGCTGCGAATTGGTCGGAATACAAACCACGTAGCACCAGGCCATCGGCCAGATCGCCGGCCGGGGACAGCACCACGACTTGTTCGCCAATTGCCGGCGCCGACCAGATGATGGTGGTGCCGGCCAGGGTGACAGCCCAGGGCAGATAGTCGGTCAGCATCTCGCCGACCTGCACGCGGCATCGCGCTGTGGCGAGATTCACCTCGGCGACGGTGCCGAGGCGAATGGCGTTACTCAGCGCGGAGGATGCGGTGCCCATGCATCCATGGTCAGCGGCTGCTTGCTGTGGCGCACTCGAATTGATGCGTAGAACGCGTAGCTACACGGATTGCGGCCGGGTGCATCTAATCAAGCGAAGGTACGCGCCGCTCTATGCGATCCAGTATGCGCTGGACTAAGCGTCAGGCGAAGCCTACTGCTTCGGCGACGAACGAAATGGCAGTGGTAGAAACATAGCCAGTGGCATTGTTGCGGATCCGAATCGTCAGTTTGCCTTCCCCATAGCACTCGTTGCCAGATCCCGACAGCGCTGTGGACGTGATGCTGCAACCGTAGTCACCGGTCATTGCCGAGTAGTTCGCAGCCGAGTTGGAAGATGACCCATTGCGATTGCCACGCAGCCAGGACACCGCGAAATCTAGCTGCACAGAATAGTTGCTCGCCGGCTGACCGCTAGGTAGCCACGTTCCGGAAGTTGGAGAGCCGCTCACCGCTTTACCCGAGAGGCCGAGCCCCCACGTCCCATTGGCCCGAATCGAGAACGAAACGCTTGCCGTCTGGCTACCGCCCTCGGACGTGGCTGCCTGGCTGCCTGCGTAGTAGTGAACCCCGTTGTTGGAGAGCGTATAGACGGCGCTGCCCTTTCTAGCCCAACGGTTGCTGAGATCCGAACCGGCATTGTCGCGGTAACCGACATCCGGCGCCCTGCTGCCGAACGCCAACGGCGCATACCGACGGTGCAGATCGTTGCCGTCGCTGGAACGGTAGCCCGACACGCCGCCGATTTCCCCTTGCACGTAGAGGTCAAAGACATCGTCGAAATCCAGCCCCGCACCTGAACGATACCCCGTCGCCATGACTAGGCGATCGCTGGCGGCTGCATCGCAGCTGCCTCGTTGTGCAGGCGGTCGTATACGGCCTTCAAATACACGACCACACCGGCAGCGCTGACATTGGATAAATCCTGGCCGGTTACAGGATCGACGAGATCGGTGGCGAACGTGCGGGTCGCAATCGCATCTGAGGTGGTGGTGAGCGGCTCCCGGCCGTCCAGCATCTTGTTCACAGCACCATCCAGCAGCAGGAACTCCATCCCTTGGAAGACGACGTTTGCCACACCGGTCAGCGGGTCGTAGAAGAAATGGGACTCCACGGCGATGCGCTCAACGTCAACGCCTGGCGCAAGTGTGCGGATTCGAGAATTACTCTGCATGGGATCTACCTGTTGGGTCAGTGACTGGGGCGTAGGTCAGCGAGATCCGCCTGCAACTGTCGAACGGCAGTGGATAGTTGCTTAATGGCGTTGAAGGCGACGGGTAGCAGCTGGTCAATGTGCACTGCCGGGACCAGTTCGCCCTGAAAGCTCACGCCATGTGCATCCACTGTCTCGGGCATCACCTCCAGCAGCTGCTCTGCATCGAAAAACAGGCGCACGCGGCCATCCGGGTTGTACTGCTCCTTGTAGCGCCCCAGCAGCGTGGTGACCTGTTCCACCTCGGCCAAGCCGTAGGGCAATGCGCCGATGATGTTTTTCAGCTTGCGGGAAGAGCCGAAGTCAAACCCGCCAACGGCTGATAGCGCGCCAGAAGTAGTCAGCCCCATGCGCTGCTGCAATGCGCCGTTGTAGGTCGCCATGCCGATACGAAGGTGACCGTTTTCGCTCCAAAAGCCGATGTTGTAGGCGCCGTCGATCAGTCCGAAGCCGCCACCGAAGCTGCCGGAGCTCAGATGGGCAAAGCTGTTGACGCCGTTGCCTGGACTGCTCACGGTCGCCTTCAGCAGTAGGCTTCCTGCGGTGTTCAGTACGGCCTCTGCCGCGCCGTTGAAAGCGCCGTTGGGTCGAAGATAGATACTTGTGCCACCCTCAGCCCCGAGGACAGTGACGTTGCTCTTGCTGATGAAATAGCCCGATGCGGAGCCAAAGCTATCGGCGTGCACGGACCCTCCGAACGAGCCTGCACCTGTGACGGCGAGCTGCGTGGTTTCGAGGTGGAGCGCGTTGGCGCCGGTCCTGATGCGACCTGCGACCCAGGAATTGTTCGCCGTGTTGACGAAATCCATGACAGGCGTGCCGTTGCCATAGTCACGCATGAGCACGCGGCCGGCATTTGAGACCACGGCGTCAAACGCCCCCTGTGCGCCGCCGCTGATGTTGATCCCCAGACGCGTGACGGTGAGCTGTCCGGTCATCGTGTCCCCTGACTTGGCCACGTAGTTGGCGTGTGAGTGGTCCGCAGGTGTGAAGGTTTGCGGCTTGTTGCCGACTTGGTCCCACGATGGCCACGTAGTCGCTGTGGTAGGGACGCCAGTCAGATTTTCCCACGCGCGGTAGTAAACGCCGTGCTGCCCGTCGAGCTTGTCGGCATCCAAATTGTTGCCGGCACCTTCGTCCTTAAGGGCTGCGTCCTTCAGTTCGAGTGCGGTGCGCAGCAGCGCAGCGCTTGTTACGCCCAGCAGTCCACGAATGAACGTAGATGGCGCACCGGCACCCAGGCGAGCGTCCAAGATCTTCTTCAACAGCCATGCGGTAATGACGCGGATCTTGTCGTTGCCTGCAGCGGCTTCTTCTTCAGTCGCTAGCTCGACGATCCCGGCCACGTCAGTCGTGGCGGCAGGATCGGTGAAGTTGGTGCCGCCGAATGTGATTTGCTGTACGTCGATGTCAGCAAACACCGCATCGAGAGCGAGCAGCATCATGGCTGCGGCCGCCTTACCCAGTAGAAGCGTCGGCTGGCTATAGACGGCGAACAATGTGCCGTTGGACAGGTACAGGCCGAACCCGTAGCAGTCATAGACGGCATCGGACTCATCGCGGATGGACACGTGGATGGTGTCGTCGGCGGTAATGGTCCCGCCAACCGCTGCTACACGCTTGATTTCGCCAGGTAACGCGGTCAACGCGGCCGAGGCGCTAAACGGCGCGTTCGCGATGCCAACATGGCTGATCAGCACCGAATTGGTGCCGGTGTTGGGAGCATTGACCAGCGCGGCACGGCCAGCGGTGGTGACTTGGAGCTTGAGACCGGGCATGTCGGTGTCCAGTTACTGGGCATCCATGAGCAACCGCCGATAGACGGCTGGCCGCGCAACGGCGAGTACGCCGACGCGGGCTTCTGCTTGGAATCCCTGGGTGAAAGTGAAGTGGGAACGGACAGGCTTGGTGCGCTCGACTTCGGCAATGACCTCATTGACGAAGCGAGAGGTGGCGGTTTGGCCGTCGGTGCCGGTCAGCGTGAGCGTGAGCTCGAAGGTATGCGGCCGGCCGCGCGGCTCGGTTTGCCACCACTCGCGGATGGCCACCGCGCCGCCGAACGACTCGACGACCATACGCACGCTGTTGGCCGTGCCCTTGCGCCGCTGGATCCCCATGGCGCTGCGCAGGCGAGAGCGTTTAATCGCATCGCTCCAGTCGGCCTTCCAGTCGTCCACCGATAGCGTCCATGCCAGCCACGGCAGGTGGCCGGCCGGGCACGTGTCCGGATTCCACAGATCCGGGTACGGCAGTGGGATCGCTTCCAGGCGATCAGTGACGGCGGCCAGGGCGCGCTCCATCGGAGTGGCATTGGGCGGCAGCGGGGAGTTACTCATCGATGCCGGCGTGCACGATGTCGATCGCGGTGCAGTAGGCGGCCTGCGTGCGACTGATCCTGATGTCGACTGCAGGCGATTCCAGCTCAACGCGCTGCACGCCGTCAGCAAATAGCTTGGCCTTGATGGCCGACTCGGGCACGTCGCGACCGATGCGGTGTGCCTCATCCAGATACGCCTGCAGGCTGCGCAGCGCTTCGCGCATGACCACCGCCGAGTCGGGGCCGGCGTAGGTGTAGACGCGCCCACGAATGGCATACGGGACGATCTGGGCGCTCTGGACAGCTACCTCGTCGGTCAACGGGCGCACGTCGGCATCGGTGAGGACGGCGGCCACTTCGTCGAGCAGCTTCTGCGGCGCCGTGCCATCGCCAGTGCGCGATTGCACAGTGACCAACACTTGACCAGGCGCAGGGCTGATCGCGCTGGCGTCCATGACATCCGCGGATGCGCTGAGTGCGTGGTAGATGTAGGCACCCTCGGGGCCGGCCACACTGAAGCCCTCGGGCGCCAGCTGGATGCGGCGTCGGAAGTCCACGTCCGACTCACGGGTCGGTGCAATGCCGTTCTCCGGCCGCCCTGGATCGAGCACCAGGCGCGCGACGCCAAACAAGGCGCCCAAGTGATCGAGGTTGTTGCCGGTGGCGAAGGCCAGCATCGTCTGTTGCGCCTTATCGTTGGCGCGCTGGCGGAGCAGTAGCTCGCGGGCTGCGAATAGCTGCAGGATCTTGTAGACCGGATCGGCTTCCGTGAGCGCGGAGAACTCTGGCAGCAGCTTGCGAAATTGGGTTAGCGCTTCCTCGAATATCGCTTCGAAGCTCAGTACCTCAATTAGATCTGGAGCTTGAAGTTTAGACAGGTCCACTGCAGTGAAAGAAGCCATGATGGCACCGATAGGAAACCCTTGTAGATTTCCCTGTCGATGCCTATAGGCCAACACATATGTCCTGTAGAGCGACGCGCTACAGGTTCTGCAGCACACATCGAGTCCGCTAGTCATGGGCCGATTTGATGCGGGTTCACGGAATAGGTGTATTTGACAGAATTCATCGTATATGACGATTTTCAGAGCTAATACATGCCGCCGTCCAGTTGTATTTACTTGATCTAGGTTGATCTTGTTCGCACATGCAGTTTTTAAATATAAAAAAACAGAATGTGCTTAACCGAAAATCTCAAACACTTTATTGAAAACCTATTGAGGGTTGACGCTTCGCATATGTCAAATGGTTTTCGCTGGCAGCAATGCTTTCCAATTCTGGGTCAGGCATGCTTTAAATTCGTTTATACGGACTTGATCGATGAAAAACATATTTAGGTCACTTGGTCTCAAGTCAAGCAGAAGCAGTGCTCCGGAGCCAAGCTATCAAGCGCCATCATCTTCTGAGAACTCTCCGCAATCATCGCCGGACCGGTCATCACCTGCTAGGCCTACGACCTTTTCAGGGTTGGCGAGTCGCCCGCGTCGTAAAGCTGAGTTACTAGCTAGCGAATTGCAGAAAGCGCAATCCTCCAGCGCCAATAATTCAAGCCTGCAGCAATATGCTAGGAATACATTGAATAACCTGGAGAATGGGATCCAGCCAACTCCTGGCGACACTATGATTGACATCGAAAATTTGCATGAGGTGGTTGCATCTTATCGCTACGAAGATTTAAATCTGCGCGCATTTAATTCTATAGAAAATTTCATCGATTCCCTTGAGGCCGGACGTAGTTCGCAAAGTCGGCAACGCGCTATCGTGCGCGATTATCCTAACGTCCACCACTTCGCAGTTGATGTTAAACATCATGAGAATGGGGCATCTACATTGATTGTTCTTGAGTCTGCATCAGCCGGGAACGAGATAGCCTTGCCAGGATATACAAAACTCGCATCCATGCTCCGGTCAAAGTTTGGCGGCAGTGCACGCATGGTGGTGATTGAGGCGGAGGCACAAAAATCCTTGAATGACTGTGTGATTTTTGCATTGGATTTTGCTTTGGCAGCATATCAGAAGCGTAATAGCGTATTCGAGGGGTGGCATGACAATTTGGCGAGTCACGGATCAATTGCCGACCAAGGCGAAAGACATAGAAAATATGGTCCGTTTGACTCCGGGCTATTTCGTAATCACGGGGTGTTTTTGATTAAGGGGTGGGGTGTGCTTCCACCTATATTTTACAAGCACTGTCAGTCTCGTGAAGTTCTTCAAGGAGTCGAGAAGAGACAGCCTGGGAGCTTGGATACAAATGTTAGTACGGGAGGAAATAGAGAGCAGGATGAGTCGCTTTCTGAGCGGATGGAAGCTTTTACAGACAGTCGTGGTTACCGGCCGAGAAATATTTCAATAGAAACCTCTCGCGCCACAAAAATTCGTCATGCGTTGAGTCGTAGCTAATAATCCCTTAAGTGACTAGACGATTAATTAGCATGTCACGAATAAGTGCATAATCACCCTCCGCCAGCCCTAGTAAGGTGCGTTTCTCATAGCTAACTTTAGGCCCGTCTGGCCGGATTTTCTCGGCCAGACCTTCTTGATGGACGCGTGCAATCCGCGAAACGCGCCCCAAGAAACCAACGCTCACCACGTTGGGACTGGCGCTGATCTTGAAGTGCTTCGCCTGCCGCAGCTTGACGAACATTTTCGCGCGTTTGACGCGCCCTGATTTCTGCCGCAGCTGCTGCTTGCGCGGGGCGTACTGCGAACCGTCAGGCGCCTGCTGTTTACCGATGCGCTGGCTTTGCGAACGCCGCAGTTCCGTTCCGATCTTGCGTGCCAGCGTGCGGCGTTCGCCCGGCTGCAGGCGGGCCAGCAACGGCGCGGCCCAGTTCTCCAGTGCGTTCAGCTCATCCATGTAGGATCGATCACCGGCTCGGGCGCATGGGTCATGTCGTAGCCGCCTCCATCCTTCGCTGTCACCACGACGCGCTCGGTCAGCGGCAACTTGATCGACAGATCCACGGCATCGTTGGCGAGGATGTCAGCCTCGAAAGCGATCTCGCCGCGTCGCGCGGGATTGGACAGCAGCTCAGACTGGTTGACCTGCACCCATTCCAGCAGCGGCAGCATCACGCTGTCGGGATGCCCGGCATAGTCGGTCAAGATCAGGTTGAGCGTGTATTGGTATTCGAACGACAGCCCCGGTTGGAACGTGCTGACCAGGCTGCCAGCGTCGATAAATACCAGCAGCCGGTCGGCGTCGCGTGCCAGATCCGGCAATGCCGCGACCAGATGCGCGCGCAGGCTGGCTGGCTTGATCATGGCGCCGGCTCCGGTGCGTGCAGGTCGATCCAGTCCTGCAGCGCGCTCAGCTGCGCGGCAGTGGCGTGGCAGCTGGTGTAGTTGTCGGCGACGGTGCCGGCGATGGCAGAGAGCGTAATGCCGGTGGCCGGCGCATCAGGATCTCCGGTGGGCGGCCCGGCAGGGTTGCCCGTGGCGGCGGCGTCGTGCAGCCGCACAAAGCCAGCAGGGATAGTGCAAGCAGCATCGGCTTTCTGGGTGACATAGATCGGGATCTCGCGGGTGATGGTGGCGCCGGCTTGGCGCACGATCTGCACGCGGTCGACGTATTTCGTCACTACGGTGGTGGAGCCTTTGGCGCTGTCGCGTTCCGCCTCGGCCCGACGCTTGGCCTGCAGCGCGACATCGCGGTCTTGCTGCGCGGTGCTGACGCGCTGCTCTTGCCACACGCAGCCACCGACGAGCACGGCAATCAGCGCCAGCAGGATGATCAGTCGCGTGACCATCAGGGCACGCCCAGGATCTGCAGGGCGCGCT